GAAAAAGACGACACCGAAATCCAATTGGTGTCCAGTGCCATCGACAGCGTGACCCGCGACACTGAAATTCTGAAAAGCAACTACCAAATTGCCATGCATAATCAGGATTTCGCTGGCGCGGCTGAAATTCAGCAGTTGATGGGCGAGAAGGCCGCGCAATTGCTGCAACTCCGCAACGGTCTGGAGGCGATGAACTCCAAGCCAAAGACGCCAGAGCCGCAATACATGCCCGCCGACCCCGTTGAGGCGTTTGCGTCCCGCCTGTCTGCGACGTCCGCCGAGTGGGTCCGCAAGAACCCACAATTCGTCACCGATCCGCGCCTTAATCGCAAGATGATCCGCGCACACGAGGATGCGGTTGACGATGGCATCGTCGTTGACACGCCCGCGTACTTCGCGGCGATTGAGGCCAAGCTTGGCGTGGCAAAAACCACCAGTGACACGGGCGACCAATACGCCGCCAAGGTCACACAGCGCCGCGACGCGGCCCCAGCGGCTGCCCCAGTGAGCCGTGGCACGGGAACGGGCAGCAAGAACACCGTCAGGCTGTCTGCGGCGGAGCGTGAGGCTGCGTCGGACATGGGCATGTCTGAAAAGGAATACGCCGCACAGAAAGTGGCACTTATCAAAGAGGGTAAACTCAAATGAGCGATGATGAATTTCAAAAAGTGACAAAGGCGGTACGCCCAAGCGTGCGACCACCACTGGTGAAGGAAGAGAAGCCACGGGATGCGGCGGCGCGTGCCGCAGAACTTCGCGGCCACAGCGACACAGACAGCGGAACGGACGAGTTCTTTGTCGAGCCAGGCGTTATTCCAAGCGGCTGGAGTTACGAGTGGAAAATGCACACCGTCCTTGGCGCTGAAGACCCCGCGCACCAAGTGGCTCTGGCACGCAAGGGCTGGGAAATCGTACCCGCAAGCCGTCACCCTGAGATGATGCCACTGGGGTACACGGGTGGCACGATCATCCGCAAGGGCATGGTCCTGATGGAGCGCCCGCTGGTGATCACCGAGGAGGCCCGTGAGGTCGAGAGACGCCGTGCGCGTCTGCAGGTCCGCGCCAAGGAAGATCAACTGTCTGCGGCAAAACCTGGGGAGTTTGACCGCTCCAACAAGGGTGACACCATGACCAAGATCAAAAAGGGATACGAGGCGATCCCGATCCCAGAATGATCAGGGCCGTCACCGTCTACAACAAGATCAACCGTCTTCGGCGTGCCATACGCGCCGAAGGCACCACGGCAGTTCAAGACGCGTGGGACGATGTCGAGCCGCACATATCAGTGTTTATGAATGATGGGATTAAATATGGAACTGCAGGAACGAATCAACATGACAAAGCTGGGTCAGGTCACGTGGGCCAATCCAGAGATGAAGGCGAAGTGTGAAAGCTGCCGCCACTTCAAGAAAGACCCCAACAAGCCGCTACTGGGGAAGTGCGCGCTCGTAAAGGCGCACACAAAAAAGGTTGGCGCGTCGTTTGATGGCAAAGTTGCCATTGCATGTTCAAAGTTTGAGCGATAATAGTTGTTTGAGCGCGGCGAATGGGAAAGACCGCAAGACCCCACCTGACAGGGGACGGCACGGCCACGGTGAAATCTGCCCAGTATCTGGGGATATGCGGCGCAACCGCTGAAAAGACTAGCCGAGGTGGGGGGTTGCCCCCTTAAAATTGTGTTGGGGCCGCGCTCTTTACTTCCTCAAAAAATAGATGTATGGTGTTTTTATCCATCCCCTCGGCGGGGAGGCCCAATAAACCTTTGGTCCTAAATCGCCTCGGTGCGCGAAATAGACCTCCTGTAAAGGAGATTTCCGCATGGCGAACTCAAATACGCCCTTCGGCTTTCGGCAATACAGCGGCACAGGTTCTGCTCCGACTTATGAACAGGTCGCAGTGGCAATCGTGTATAACGCTTCCGCAATCTATTACGGCGACCCCGTAATCAATGACGCAAACGGCTATGTGACCGTTGGTGCAGCCGCATCAACCGAAGTCACTGGCACCGTTGCAGGCATCTTCCAAGGCTGTAAGTACCTGTCGGTTTCGCAGAAGCGTACCGTCTGGTCGAACTACTGGCCTGGCTCTGACGTGGCATCGACCAGCGTGGTCGAGGGTTACATCGTCAACGATCCAAACGCCAAGTTTGTTGTTCAGTCGGATTCGACTGGCCTGACTCAGGCTGCGGTCAACGCAAACATCAGCTACAACACGGGCGTGGGCAACGCTTCGACTGGTATCTCTGGCTCGTTCCTCGGCGCGACCATTGCAACCACGAACACCCTGCCATTCCGCGTCATCTCGCTGCTGACCAACCCGCCTGGCTCGCCAGGTACGGAAGCTGGCGCGTACAATCGGGCAATCGTTGCCTTCAACTCGGTTGCTACCAAGCAACTCACTGGCGTGTAAGGAGATAGGAAATGGCTGTCAATCTATCAGCAATCAAAGACCTTCTCCTGCCAGGCTTGCGTGGCATTGAAGGCAAATACGAGCAGATTCCGTCGCAATACGACAAAATCTTCACGAAGCACAATTCCAAGATGGCGCTTGAGCGCACCGCAGAGATGCGCTTCTTGGGTTATGCGCAGTTGAAGACCGAGGGTGGCCAGACCTCCTTCGACAACGCGGCGGGTGAGCGTTTCATCTACAACCAAGAACACACGGAAATCGGCTTGGGCTATGCGATCACCCGCAAAGCCATCGACGACAACCTGTACAAAACCCAGTTCGCTCCATCGAACTTGGGCTTGGTGGAATCGTTCCAGCAGACCAAGGAAATCTACGGCGCAAACGTCCTGAACACCGCGACCACCTACAACGGTGCAATCGGTGGTGACGGCGTGGCCCTGATTGCCACCAACCACCCAATCGACGGCGGTACTGTTGCAAACCGCCCGACGACCGACGTGGAACTGAACGAGGCAACCCTGCTGAACGGCATGATCTCGATCCGTACCAACTTCCGCGATCAGGCTGGCCTGAAGGTCTTTGCCCGTGGCCGTAAGCTGGTTGTTCCCCCACAGTTGGAACCTGTCGCCATCCGCCTGACAAAGACGGAACTGCGCCCAGGCACCGCTGACAACGACGTCAACGCGATCATGTCCACCGCTGGCGGCCTGCCAGAGGGCTACATGGTCAACGACTATCTGACTTCGACTGGTGCTTGGTTCTTGCTGACCAACATCGACGGCCTGTCTTACATGGAGCGGGTCAAGTTTGAAACAGATATGCAAGTGGATTTCGTTACGGACAACTTGCTGGTCAAGGGCTATGAGCGGTACTCCTTCGGGTACTACAACTGGCGCTCGATCTTCGGCTCGTTCCCAACCTAAGCCAAGTCTGAGGGGGTTTCGGCCCCCTCATTACCATCTAGGATCACTCGGACGCCCTGACCGCCCTAGCGGACTTTGCACAGACAGGCCGTTCATATTGTGCAAAAGGAGCCTGATATGGGCAAGACTACATTCACTGGCCCGATTCGTGCGGGCAACATTCTGAACACCTCTGGCACCACCCTCGGCCAAGACGTAAAGAACGTCGGCTCGGTGGTAATGGTTCAAGTTTTCCCAATCACGCAGGCTGGCACCGCTACCGCATTGGGTACGCCAATTGTCCTGCCCGCAAACAGCCACATCTTGAACATTCAGATGTTGAACACGGCGGCATGGAGTGGCGCGGCGACGACCTTGAGCGTGGGCATCTCGGCCACCGCCACTGAACTTGTTGCCTTGACAGCGATGCCAGTCGGGCTTGTTGGCCTCAACCCAGGCACTGATGCCACACGCGCGGGCCTGTGGGATGACACTGGCACCACCGATGACCGTATCTGGGTCTTGTCGGCAAACACTGGAACTGGCGTCGGCACGCTGACCGTCCGTTACATCCAAGCGCACGACCTGCCATAATGGAAAAGGGCATCCGCGTTGGGAACAAAACACCCTCGATGACCGTCGATAAATCGGTCGATGCGGGCAAGCCTTCGGCAACCGAAGACTGCACCCCGCACAACCCAACTGGCAGCCGCACCGTAATGGGTGGCCAAGGCGTCTATGGTATGCCATTGATGTCGGCAGCAGCCGCCAAGGTGAAGTAAAATGGGGGGCTTAACGGCCCCCCGCACTCATAGGAGATGAACAATGGCAAGTGCCGCATATCTTTCCGCTGACGCTACGGTATCCGCGCACCGCGCCTCCGCGATTACTACCAGCAACAGCACTGTCTACGAGCAGCCGACCCGCGCGCTTTACATCGGCGGCGCTGGAAACATCACAGTCGATATGGCTGACGGTGGCTCTTCAGTTCTGTTTGTTGCCGTTCAAGGCGGCACATTGCTCCCCATTCAGGTGACGCGCATCTACGCCACGGGGACCACCGCAACCAGCATCGTGGCCCTGTACTGAGATGTTTATTGGGATTGGCATGAACCTAATTCGGGGTGGATACGCCTCTCCCGCCTCCCTGTTTGCCAATGGTGAGCAGGGCGCGTGGTATGATCCGTCTGACCTGACCACGCTATTTCAGGACAGCGCAGGGACCACGCCCGTGACTGCTGCGGGTCAGTCTGTCGGAAAAATGCTGGACAAATCAGGACGTGGCAACCACGCCACGCAGGCGACATCACTGCAGCGTCCAACTTATCAGGTTGATGGTGCTGGTCGCCCGTATCTATCATTTGACGGCGTGGATGATGGCATGGTCACAGGTACAATTACACCAGCAACAGATAAGGCACAGGTGTTTGCTGGGATACGGAAGCTGAGTGATATTCTTAGAGCCATGCTGTACGAGCTTGGCCCGACGACAAGCACAGCTTCAATTCGTCTGGAAGCTCCAAACACCCCTGCCGCCACGCAATATGTCGTTTATTCAAACGGCAGCATAAATGGCTCTGGAGTCAGTTTTAACTCAGTCCCTGCGCCGATTACCAGCGTAATAGGCGGTATCTCTGAGGTATCCACAGACACCCTATTACTTCGAATTAATGGCGCACAGGTGGCTTCAAGTTCAGCAGATCAGGGGACTGGCAACTACGCCGCAAATCAACTTTATATTGGTCGTCGTGGCGGAGTGGCGCTTGCATTCAATGGAAACATTTACAGCATGATTATCCGTTTTGGAGCGAACCTGACCGCAGGGCAGATCACATCAACTGAGGCTTGGGTAAACGGAAAGACGGGGGCATACTGATGGATACCACAACTATCGCTTGCCCACGGGGTTTCACCGATCCAAACGTAGACCCTGCGACTGCGCCCATCTGGACGGACGGCGTCAATGATTATCAGGTCGCCTCTGGGTTGATGGAGGGTTACGCGACATCCGAGCCTGTTCAGGCACAGGCAAATCGTGTAAACGTGGTTGTGGGCATGAGTGGGTTAGATGCCCTTGCAGTAATGGGATTGGTGGTGAAAGATGCCGAAGACACCCGCGTGGCAACGCGCTGAAGGTAAAGACCCAAAGGGCGGCCTCAATGCAAAGGGTCGGGCGTCGGCAAAGGCGCAGGGCATGAATTTGAAGCCTCCAGCGCCGAACCCGAAAACGGAAAAGGATGCTGGGCGAAAGAAGTCTTTTTGTGCTAGGATGGGCGGCATGGAAGGCCCGATGACAGACGAAAAGGGAAAGCCGACCCGAAAGGCGTTGTCTCTCAAAGCATGGAAGTGTTAAAAAATGACCACCAGCGGCACATACACGTTTAACCCAGGCCTTGGCGAGATCGTCCTCTACGCCTACATGAACTTGGGCATTCGCCCGACGGCGTTGCTGCAGGAGCATATGGACAGCGCCCGCATGGCGACGAACATGATGCTGTCGCGCTGGTCAAACCAAGGCGTGAACCTGTGGGCCGTCGATCTGATTGAGACGCCCCTGATCGAGGGGCAGTCAACGTATGCGGTCGCCCCAAACACGGTGATGATCCTCGACGCCTACACCACGACCGATCAGGGCATTGACCGCGTGATTATGCCTATCTCGCGCACCGAGTACGCCTCGTACCCGAACAAGGAGCAGCAGGGCTTCACCACATCCTTCTGGTATGACCGCCTGATCTCGCCCACCATCACACTGTGGCCCGTCCCAGATGGCACATCCGCCACGATCCTGAAGTATTATCGCGTCCGCCAAATTCAGGACTCGAACCTTCAGAATAACGAAAATGTCGAAATTCCCTATTTGTGGCTTGAGGCATTTGCTGACGGGCTGACGTACCGCCTTGCCCGCATCTGGAACCCACCACTGGCCGTCCCACTCAAGGGTCAGGCCGACGAGAGTTACAGCATCGCGTCCAATCAAAACGTCGAAAACGTCGGCATGTTCATCTCGCCCATGGTTGGGGGATATTTTAGATGAAAAACTTTTACGTTTATGAACATTGGCGTCTTGACCGTGACGAATGTTTTTACGTTGGTAAAGGCAAAGGTGGCCGCGCATACAAAATGCGTGACCGAAACGCCCACCATCAAGCCATCATGGCAAAGTTGTCCCGCGAGGGCAGCGGCATGGAAGTCCGTATGGTTGCAACTGGATTGACTGAGGGGGATGCGTTCTCTCTTGAGATTGAGCGCATTGCCTTTTGGCGTGGAGTCGGCGCTGATCTTGCAAATATTTCCAGTGGAGGAGATGGACCATCTGGAGTTCCATCTTGCAATAGGAAAAAAGTTTTTTGCGTTACTACTGGGCAATATTTTGATAGTGCGGCGGAAGCATCTGTTTTTTTCAACCTCGGTGTAAATGCTGTATCTCAAGCTTGCGTAGGAAGGTCTGAAAGCGCAAACGGCATTAAATTTATGTATGTTGACCACCCCGAACTTGCAAAAGATTCTATGGTGTCTGCCGAAAAAAGAAAAAAGGTCCAGAAACCAAAATCACATTTCGGATCATCAAATGGATTTGATGTTAAAGGCAGGAAATCCACTGGGCCAAAGAAGCTTTCCAGACCCGTCATCTGTCTTGATACGGGTGAGTCATTCCCATCGGCAAGCGAAGCGGCAAGACACTTTAATGTGTGCAAAAGTTCTCTTATTGAGTTATGCTTAGGCAAGAACGGCAGACGGGCTGTTGGCGGCCTAAAATTTGCGTATGGTGAGTAGAAATGGGTTATGCATCAAGGCAGGGTCGCGCTCGTGTAAGTTCCAGAAACCCACAAGCGGCGGCTGTATGCGACAGATGTGGAGGGGTTTACAACCACTCAAGCCTGTCGTGGCAGTATGACTGGGCTGGCGCGTCGATCATCAACAAGCGCATTCTGGTGTGCAATCACTGCATGGATAACCCGCAGCAGCAACTGCGCGCCATTGTGCTGCCCGCTGACCCCGTGCCGATCCTGAACCCACGCCCTGAGCAGTTCGACCGCGCCGAGACGGATTACCGCCTGACCAGCCTGCCCGCGACCATGAACGTCAAGACTGGCCTAATGGTCCCAGATGGCGACACCCGCATCACCGAGAACGACAAGAAGCGCGTCGTTCAGCAGACTGGTGGCGCGGATGGCAGCTTGAACCAGCGGCCAGGCACTGATCCTGCCGCGCAGACGCCGCCTCTAGCCACAGAGGCTGGTTTGCCGTATGGTAACACTGAAGTTCCAGAGACAGGACCGATCTGATGGCAAATATCCAAATCCCAAACCTTCCCGCTGTCGCGTCTCTGGCTGGCGCTGAACTCTTTGAGGGTGTTCAGTCGGGAACATCGGTCAAGATCAGCCTGAGCCAGATCATCGCGGCTGTGCGCACGGGACTCCCGACGACATTGCCGATCCCAGTTGATCTTGGCGGCACTGGCGCGGTCACCCTGACTGGCTACGTCAAGGGCAACGGAACCGCTCCATTCACGGCATCGACCACGATCCCCAGCGGGGACATCACTGGCCTTGGGACAATGTCCACTCAGAACGCCAACGCTGTGGCGATCACGGGCGGGTCGGCTGCGCTGACTGGCGCGTCGAGCGTCACAGTGTCGTCCGCATCGGCTGCCCTCACCGTGACGCAGACAGGCGCTGGAAACGCAATCCTTGTGGAGGACAGCGCAAGCCCAGACAGCACTCCGTTTGTTGTTTCTTCTTCTGGTCGCGTTGGGATTGGAACAACCAGCCCAGCCGCTTTGTTAAGTATGTCTGGTGACGTAAGTGCAGACCTTCTCATTCAGCAATCAGGTAGTTTCGGCGCAGGTTCCATAGATTTCAAAAAATCTGCAGGTACTATTGCCGCACCAACCGCTGTAAGTAGTGGTAATCTGATTTCGACTATTGCTTACAGTGCGTACGATGGCGCAATCTTCAGGAGTATTGCGTTAATTCAATCTAAAATTGACACTTTTACGGCGGAAAATAATTTAAGCAGCATTATTTCTTTCTCAACCCGCCCAAATGGCGCTGGCGCAGTTTCGACTGAACGCCTGCGTATTGGCCCTGCTGGGCAGTTTGGAATTGGCGGCGCAAATTACGGCACATCGGGCCAGACCATTGTGTCTGGCGGTTCTGCCGCTGCCCCTGCGTGGGGTGCTGTTGGCACTGCTGGGGGCGGCACTGGCATCACCTCATACACCACTGGTGACATTCTTTACGCATCTGACTCCACGACCCTATCCCCTCTGGCAGATGTCGCCACTGGAAGCGCAATAATCTCTGGCGGGGTGGGCGTAGCGCCATCCTATGGCAAGATCGGCCTGACCACGCATGTCTCTGGCACTCTGCCCTTGGCAAATGGTGGCCTTGGCGTCACCACAGCGCCCGCTGCCGCTGCTGTATTGCTGGGCTACACCTCGACCGCAACGGCGGCTGGCACAACCGTGCTGACCAACGCAAGCAGCCAATACCAATTATTCACGGGCGTTACCACGGAGACGATCACGCTGCCCGTCACCTCGACGCTGGGTACTGGCTGGTCGTTCCACATTGTCAACAACTCGACAGGCAGCCTTACCGTCAACTCTTCTGGCGGAAACCTTGTGGTAACGGTCATTGCTGGTTTGAGCGCAATGGTGACCTGTATCGGAACCACCCTGACCACCGCAGCAGACTGGGAAGCTGGCCTCACCGACTTCCAGTCCATCACAGGCACTGGCGCGAATGTTCTGGCTGATGGTCCAACAATCACCAACGGCGCGCTGAATGGCACGGTGGGGGCTACAACACCATCAACGGGCGTATTTACGACCCTGTCTGATTCTGCGGGCAACGTGCGTGATATTGTCAACAACGCTAAGGTTGCCGCATACATCTTGGCCCTTACCGACAACGGTGAAATGATCAACATCACCACGGGGGGCGTCACGGTCAACAGCGGCATCTTCTCGGCTGGCAACAACGTGACCATTTACAACAACAGCGCGGCAGCGCAGACCGTGACGCAGGGCGCTGGCGTAACGCTTCGTCTGGCTGGATCGGCGACCACGGGGAACCGAACACTGGCGCAACGCGGCATATGCACAATCGTCTGCGTGGCGTCCAACGAATTTGTCGTGTCTGGCGCGGGACTAACATAATGGCACACTTTGCAGAACTTGATGAAAACAATGTTGTGTTGAGCGTTATCGTGGTCGATAACGCCAATCTTTTGGACGCCAACGGAAGCGAAAGCGAACAGGTTGGGATAGATTACATCCGCAGCATTCTCGGACCAAATTCAAAATGGGTCCAGACAAGCTACAACGGAAATTTCAGAAAAACGTACGCTGGAATAGGGTTCACATACGATCCAGTCGGTGACGAGTTCGTCGCTCCAGTGTCTGAAACAGGGTTCGATGACGAGTTCGTCGCTCCAGAGCCTGAGGTGACGTAATGCCCAGTTCAGTTGGCCTCCTGTCAAACACGCCATTCTTTGCCACGGGTGGGGATATAACCGACTCCAGTGGGTACAGAATACATGTGTTTACTGGACTCGGCACGTTCACCACCAACCTTGCACAAGGTACAAAAAACTTTGAAGTCTTGATGGTCGCTGGCGGCGGAGGGGGCGGCCAGAATGGCGGCGGCGGCGGCGGCGCTGGTGGCGTGGTATACTCTGCCGCAGTAAGCGTAACTGCGGGACAAACTGAATACAGCATATCCGTTGGTGGCGGTGGAACTGCTGCAACCAGTAATGTCCCTTCCAATGGAACTTTGACGTCCATGACTGGCCGATCCAATGCTGTGGGCGGAGGCGGAGGTGCATCAAGGCAATCCCCATCAACTGCTGCTGGCAATGGCGGTTCTGGTGGTGGTGGCGCTGGACAAACATCCCCTGCATTTAACGCTGGCTCTGGAACGGCAGGTCAAGGTAGTGCTGGCGGTGCTGGCACTAACGATGGCGGCACAAGTGGAACTGGTGGAGGTGGCGGCGGCGCGGATGGTACGGGAGCGGCTGGTGTACTTTTGACAGCAGGCAATGCTGGCTCTGGGACTGCAGCGCGCAGCAACTTACTTCAAATGGCTGGCCGTGGCGTCAACGTCTCTGGAACATATTACATTGCAGGTGGCGGTGGGGGTGGCATAGTTGTCAATGGAACGCCCAAAGCTGGCGGCAATGGCGGTGGCGGAGGATTGGGTCTGGCTGGTGTTGCAGGAACTGGCGGCGGCGGCGGCGGAAACAACATTGGCGGCGGCAATGGAACCAACGGCGGCTCTGGCATTGTAATCATACGATATCTTCTCTAACATGGTGGTGCATAAAAATGGACGTCTTTGAGTTTCTGATGAAGTGGGCTGTGGCACCAGTAATTGCCGTGATGTTTGCGATGTATAATCGTCAACAGTCACATTCCACTGACATTGCCGTGTTAAAAGCCACCGCGACAGCCAACAAAGAGGCCCACGACCGCGAGTTCAAGCAAATCCAAGACAGCTTCAAAGCTGTGTTCTTGAAACTAGACACCATAGAACAGGCGTTACGCAAATGATTAACAAAGCAACGATCAACCTGATTAAAGAATTTGAAGGCTGCAAGCTGACGGCATACAAATGCCCCGCTGGCATCTGGACCATTGGCTACGGCACAACCGCGTCAGCATTTGTCGGCATCACGCCGCACGAGGGCATGAAGATCACGCAGGCCGACGCCGAGACGTACCTAAAGATGGCAGTTGAAAAGTTTTCGGAGGCAATCAAGCCAGCCATCACCCAGCCGATCAACGAAAATGAGATGGGTGCGTTTGTGTCTCTGGCATACAACATCGGCTCTGGCGCATTCAAAAATTCATCGGCCCTGCGCCACTTCAACGCTGGCGACAAAACGAAGGCCGCTGACGCAATCCTGATGTGGAACAAAGCTGGCGGTAAGGTTCTGAGCGGGCTTGTCCGTCGCCGCGCCGCTGAACG